AGGACAAGGACACGAAGCGACCCGCGGGCAAGTACGACCTGGGACGCACGAAGCACCCGCAGAGCGTCAAGCCCCACAAGGGGTCATACCAGCGACCGAAGGGCAAGTAGCCCCGGTGCGGGGGATCGTCATGCACGAGTTCACGATCCCCCGCACCCCGCCGTCCAACAACGACAAGGAGTTCGAGGTCGGCGGCGTCAAGCGCAGCATCGTCACGATCGCGGGCAAGAACGCGGTCAAGCAGGAGTGGACGGAGCTCATCAACGCCGAGCTGCACGCGTTGGACCTGCCGCGGCCGATCCCGATGGCCGGCCCGCTGCACGCATACGTGACGCTGCGCTTCCGCGTCAACCGCTCGCAGGAGTGGCCGAACTACTGGGACTTCTTCATGAAGTGGCTGGGCGACTGCCTGCGCGGCGGGCACCCCAACTGCAAGGCGGGCGAGACACTCGAGGCCTACCGCGCCGAGCACGGGCCGGGCTGGATCCTGGACGACAAGGACCACCTCTGGAAGCCGAGCCTGGCCATCAACCGCGAGAAGGGCCAGCCGATCGGCACGACGGTCCGCCTGCTGTATGAGGCCGCCCCTGTCCACTGCGAGGTGTACGCTGCTGCGCAGTGATCCCCGCACCGGTCGCCCTGCACGACATCAAGGACGTCGAGAGCTTCGTCGCCGCGAACATCCATCGCTCGAAGGTGATCTTCCATGACCGCGGCGAGCGCGAGCAGTTCCTCGCCGACGGCGTCGCGATCCTCTTCGAGCTCGCCGACAAGTACCGCTCGCGCCTTGACGGCTACGCGCAGGATGGGTCGTTCGCGGGCTACGCCGCCCGCTTCCTGCCCGGCCGGATGCGCGACGCCTTCCACGCACTGCACCCGGAGCACATCGCCCGGCGCGATGCCGACGGCCGCCGCGTCTACGAGTACGGCGAGCGCCCGATGAGCCTGCAGCACGAGGACATGCCGCAGCTGGCTGCGACGCTGGCCTACATGGTCGCGACGATGGTCTCGGCGACGGCCTGGGATCCGGGGCCGACGGTCTCGGCCGCACTGGCCAGGGTGCCCGCCGACTTCTTCATGGCCCGCCGCGTGGTGCAGGACATAGACGACGGCTTCAGCCCCGACGAGATCGCTCGCCGCCGGCGCATGAACCGCTCGGCGGTGGCGCTGACGACGGCCGCTGTAGGCAGCGCGATCTTCGAGGTCACGAGTCTGGAGGCAGCATGAAGACGAGAGATCGAGGCGCCACTGTGCTGGAGGCTGATGCCGACTACGAGGATTGCGTGCGCTGCGTCGTCATGCCCTGCTGCGGCTTCACGTTTAGCGCGGGCCACACAGACGATCGCGTGCTGCCTGCGCAGTACACCTGTCCACTTTGTGAATCTGGGGGCAGCACTGACGCCACCAAGCCGCTCACGGGCGAAGCAGGGGAATGCCCGTGAGCGGCGGCGTCATCGTACCCGCGGTCTCTGTGGAGGTCACGGAGACGTCATGGCACCCGGTCGGCGAGCTGTCCCGCGAGCAGTGGGAGCAGGCCGGGCTCGAGCTGCAGCGTTTCGCGCGCTCGGTCAACTGGCTGGTCGGTGATTGGATCCTGTACGGCGAGCGCAACTACGGCGAGACGTACGCCGAGGCGATCGACCTCACGGGCCTTGAGTACGACACGCTGAAGAACGTCATCTGGGTGGCGCGCAACGTGTCCGAAAGGTCACGACGTCGTGACCTTTCGTGGTCTCATCACCAAGCTGTCGCAGCGCTGCCCGAGACCGAGCAGGACATGTGGCTGGAGGCGGCCGAGCGCGAGGGCATGACGGTCGCGCGCCTGCGCTCCAAGCTGCAGGGCGTAAGGGCCGAGGAGCCCGAGCTGGAGGTGGTGCCCGCAATGACGCACTGCGCCCGCCTGACCTTCAAGCTCGCCGCCGACTCAGACGACCGCGCACGCGAGCTCGTCGAGCAGCTGGCGACACTGCTGGGCCGCAAGGGCGCGGTCCTATCCTCGTCCAAGGTGGATCGGCTGTAGGCGTATGCAGCCAGGCGGTGTCTGCACGCTCTACTACGACTGCCCTGTTGGCACACCTGAGCCTGGTGACTTCATTAGGACGGACGCTGGCAGCTGCTACCGCATCGACGCTGTACGGCCTTCGCCGTCGAAGCCACAGCGAAGCTATCTGACGGTCATGAAACTTGAGCGCGATGCGGTGCAGGATGGCCAGGATGGCGTTTGGCCATTGTCCTGGTATCGGCGCTCCAAGTCGGGATAGCCGCCCACGTGGACGAAGACGTGGACAGCAGAAAACGCGCGTGGCTCGAGGCCTTCGAGGAGAGTGGCACGGTCGTCGGGGCCTGCAAGTCGACCGGAATGCCGCGTTCGACCGCCTATCTGTGGCGTACGAAGGATGAGGCGTTTCTTCTCGCATGGCATGACATCGAGGAGGCCACGACTGAACGCATGGAGCGCGAGGCGTACCGCCGCGGGGTGGAGGGCGTGCAGCGCGACGTCTACCACATGGGCAGGGTCGTCGGCGCCGAGCGCCAATACTCGGACGTACTGCTGATCTTCATGCTCAAAGCTCGCCGGCCGGAGCGCTACCGCGACAACGTCAAGGTCGAGCAGGACATCAAGGTCACGACGAGCGACGCCCTTGTGAGCGACCCCGAGCTCGCGAAGGAGGCCCGTGGGCTACTCAGACGTGCAGCGTCAGCTGGCGGCGACGTCGCCGGCCGGGCTGGCGGTCGCGACCAGTAACGGTCGCTGGCTGCTCGCTCCCCATCTCGATCTGATCGACTCGCTGATCGTCGAGGCCGTCGCCGGCCGTGCGCCGTCGCGCCTGATCATCGAGGTCCCTCCCCGTCACGGCAAGTCCGAGCTCATCTCGCGCCACACGCCCGCCTGGTTTCTCGGCTGCTTCCCGCACAAGCGGGTCCTGCTGGCCACCTACGAGGCGGACTTCGCGGCGCAGTGGGGGCGGCGCAACCGCGACCTGCTCGAGGAGCACGGGGCGGGCCTGTACGGCATCCGCGTGGACGGCACGAGCCGCGCGGCCAACCGCTGGGACATCGAGGGCCACGAGGGCGGAATGGGGACGGCGGGCATCGGCGGGCCGTTGACGGGCAAGGGTGCTGACCTGCTGATCATCGACGACCCGGTCAAGAACGCCGAGGAGGCGCAGTCAGACACGATCCGCGCCAAGCACTGGGACTGGTGGCAGTCCACGGCGGCCACGCGCCTGCACCCCGGCGCGGTCGTGGTGATCCTGATGACACGCTGGCACGAGGACGACCTGGCTGGCCGCCTGCTCGCCCAGCATGAGGATGACGCCGACGAGGCGGGGGAGGCATGGACGGAGGTGCGCCTGCCGGCCCTCGCCGAGGAGCACGACCCGCTGGGCCGCGAGATCGGCGAGGCGCTCTGGCCCGACCGCTTCGCCGCATCGTGGCTGTCGCGCAAGCGCCAGGAGATCGGTGACTACTGGTTCAACGCGCTGTACCAGGGCCGTCCGGCGGCGCTCGAGGGAGCGATCCTGAAGCTCGCCTACTGGTCCTACTATGACCCGCGCCTGCTGGAGGCGCTGGCGATGGGCGGCGACTGGCGCGGGCCGATCTTCAAGCGCGTCTGGCAGTCCTGGGACACGGCGCTGAAGGAGAAGACCACGTCGGACTACGCGGTGGGCCAGCTGTGGGGGCAGGACCTCGGCGAGCGCTACCTGCTGCGCCAGGTGCGCCAGCGCATGGGCCTCGGGGACACGATCCAGGCGGTGCGCGACCTGAGCGCGTGGACACAGCAGCACTTCGGCCGCCTCGGCCACCACAGCGTGTTCATCGAGAACGCCGCCAACGGCCCGGAGGTCATTTCGACGCTGCGCCGCGAGCTGGGAACGGTCGTGCCGGTGACGGCGTCGACGGACAAGGTCGTCAGGGCGTGGGCGATCGAGCCGCTGGTGCGGGGCGGCAGCGTGTTCGTGCCGGGCGATCGGGTGATGAGCCCCAACGGCTGGGTGCCGGACACGGCCCGCACGCCGGCGTGGTGTCAGGGTCTGCTGTCGGAGTGTGCGGCCTTCCCGAACACGACGCACGACGACCAGGTGGACGCGCTGACCCAGGCGCTCGATCCCAAGCGCTTCCAGGGTGGCGCGCTGACGCCGAGGCGCGAGGTCCGCCGCCCGGTGACCGCGGGGCTGAGCGCCAGCGACGTCTGACGGGATAGTCCCGCCGATGGCCTTCCTGTCGCGTCTTCGCAAGCCCAAGGCACCCGCTCAGCCGGCCCCGCCGATGAGCCCCCGCGGCTCATCGGGGCGCGTGCACACCGACGGCTTCATCGCACCCGACGAGGTCAACCTGGCGCTGGTCGGCCAGCTCGGCCTCGAGAAGTTCGACGAGATGTTCCGCACCGACGCCGACTGCCGGCGCGCACTGATGATGATCGTCGTCGCGCTGGCGGCGGGGACGTGGACGGTCGAGCCCTTCGAGCCCGAGAACGAGGACGAAGACCCGACCGACGAGGACCTGAAGGTGGCGGCGTTCACCGAGTGGGCGCTGTTCAAGCACATGGCCCCGGACTTCATCTCCCACATCTGGGAGATGCTGCGCGTCTGCCTGCGCTCGGGCTTCGCGCCCTTCGAGGAGATCTGGCATGTCTCAGAGTGGGACGGGCGCCCGGTGCTGACGCCCCGCACCCTGGACCTGCGCCTGCCGCGCACGATCCAGCGCTGGATGCAGGACGGCCCGGATCTCGTCGCGATCGAGCAGCTGCAGGCATTCGGCGGGCTGGTGACGCTGAAGGCGCGCGACATCCTCTATTACCGCCTGGGGGCCGAGGGCGACAACTGGGAGGGCGAGAGCCTCCTCAGACCGGCCTACAAGCATTGGAAGATCAAGTCGGCGATCGAGCTCGTGCAGGCGATCGGCATCGAGCGCACCGCGATCGGCGTGCCGACCGGCTACCCGCCGATGTCGGCGTCCGCCACCGACCTCGAGGCGTTCGAGGACTTCCTGTCGACGATCCGCGCCAACGAGGCGACGTACTTCCTGGCGCCCGGCCCGCGCGCCGACCACGCCTCCACACAGAACGGGACGGAGGGCTGGTTCTGGGAGTTCGTGACGCCTGCCTCGCAGGTCGGCTCGTCGGCGGACACTGAGGCGGCGCTGAACTACCACACGGGCAAGATCGACGCTGTGGTGCTGGCGGAGTTCATGCGCCTGGGCCAGCAGGGTGAGGGTGCGCGGGCGACCGCCGACGTGCAGCAGAATCCGTTCCTCGCGCTCGCCGAGGGGCTCGTGCACCTGCTCGTGGAGGCGCCGGTCAACGGTGGCCTGATCCCGCGCCTGGTGGGCCTGAACTTCGACACCGACCGCTTCCCGAAGGTGTCATGCAGCCTGATCGACTCCACGAGCCTGGCGGAGCTCGGAACCTATGTGTCGGTGCTCGTCGACAAGGGCGCGATCCGCGTCGAGCCGACCCTGGAGGCGCACCTGCGCGATCTGGCGGACCTGCCCGAGGCCGACGAGGCGGCGATCGCCGAGCGTGAGGCGGCCGACCAGGAGCGCGAGGACGCGATGCTCAAGCAGACGGCCGACCTCAAGGCGGCCGCGGCACCACCCGGAGGAGGCATGCAGGGCACAGGTGGCGCGCGGCCCAGTGCGAAGGTTACCCCGAAGGCGGGCGCCAAAACGCCGCCCAAGCCGGCTGCGAAGAAGAAGCTGGACGCTGGCGACGAGCCGATGACGCTCGGCCGCTCAGATCGTCCGTTGCGCGACTGGGAGCGTCCGATGAGCCTCGACCGCATCGAGGCGACCATCGACGAGGCGCAGGCGCGCATGGAGCAGGCGGCGGGTGCTGCGGCCAGGGCGTTGGCGGTCTCTATGTCGCATGGAATAAAACGCGCGAATAGTTCCGAGCTGGAGGCTGCGGTGCTCGACGTGCTGTGCTCCCTGTTCGCCACCGGGCGTGCGACGGTCATCGAGGAACTGCAGCGACAGCGGTTCGTCGCCCACGGCTGGATGCTCGAGGTCAACGGTCTTGATGACATGCCGCCCGACGAGCGGCACACGCTGGTCGACCGGGCGAAGGCGATCGCCGACACGGTCCGTGCGTCGGTCACGGCCGCCGTCGCGGGCTCGGCGCTGCAGCGCGGTGCTGACGAGGCGACGGTGCAGGGCGCCGCCGAGCAGGCGGCGGTCGGGGCGCTGCGCTCGCAGGCGCAGATCCACGCCTCCAGCGCCCTGAACGCGGGGCGCACCGTGGAGGCCGACGTACACGCCGAGGAGATCGCAGGGGCTCGGTACACGTCGATCCTCGACGGCCGGCGCTGCTCGGGGTGCGCTCGAGCGGACGACGACGTCCTGCGCTCGCTGGACGACCCGGTGCGCCTGGCGCACGTCCCCCCGAACCCCGACTGCGAGGGCGGCGGGCGCTGCCGTTGTATGGAGGCGTTCGTGCTGCGCGAAGAAGAATCCACGCAGTGACCACCGACAGGTGTACACTGCGCAGGCGCCTGAAGCTGAAACCAGATCTCACCCCTGCACTTAGAAGGGGCTGGGCCGAGGACCGACAGCGCTCCGACACGCATCGGAGAGTCCCAGCCGCAACTGGGAGGGGTGCGGGGTTTGCGGTCCCGCCGGGCGCACGTTTTTGATAGCCCTGCGAGTGGAGTGCTCCTCCTACACGCAGGCTCTGGCGCTCTGTAAGCGCGGCCCGACGGTCGTCGTCAACCTGCCGGACACGCTGATGGTCTGGTGCACGCCGCTGGATCGCATCGCGCCGCACCTGTGGGACGAGGCGACTGACCCTGACACTGCGCAGCGGGCGCGGTTCATCGTCCACTATGCGGTGCGGATGGCTGCGCTGGGCTCGGATAGCCGCCCGCGTGCCTGATAGCTACTCATTCGTCGCCGACGCACCGCTCGAGCTCGCGACCGGCGTCACCCGCTCACGCATCCCCGTCGCGATGCTCGGCTCCTTCTCAGACCGCCGCTATGGAGCGTTCAAGATCACCCAGACGGAGGTCGACAACTGGAAGGCGCTGCTCGCCGGCCACTTCCAGGGGCGCATTCCGATCGACACCGACCACGCCACCGACAAGGGCGTCTCCAGCGAGGCCAGCGGCTGGATCACCGGTCTGGCGCAGGAGGGTCAGCAGGTGTGGGCCGACGTGGAGTGGACGCCGAAGGGCGAGGCGGCGGTGCGCGAGAAGCGCTACCTGTACATCTCGCCGACGTTCGTCGCCGACCTCAAGGACGACCAGGGTCGCTCGCTGGGCCCGGCGCTGCTGCGCGCCGCGCAGACCAACTCCCCGTTCCTGCACCGGATGCCCGCCGTCACACTGTCGGCGCACACCGTGTTCGCGCAGCGCATCGGGGACGCACCCGATAGCCGCCCGGCGATGAGTGACCTCCTCAAGACACTGGCGAAGCTCCATGGTCTGCCCGAGGACGCCGACGAGGCAAAGGTCCTCGAAGCCGTCACCGCGGCCAAGGCCAAGGCGGACGCCGAGCCTCCGAACACCGACACGCGCACCCTCGAGACGATGGCTCAGGCGGAGGGCATGAGACTGCTCACCGCTGACGAGCATCGAACCTTGATGGCGGGCGCCGAGCAGGGCGTCAAGGCCTCCGGCGAGCTTGCCGCGATGCGCTTCGCTACGGCCTTCGACAACGCGCTTCACAAGGGCTGCGTCGACGCCAAGCCGGAGACCCGCGAGCTGCACGCCGCGATCTACGCCGGCGACGCCGAGCAGTCGCTGAAGCTCCTCCAAAGCCTCCCCGAGGGCGTCGTGAACATGACGGCGCGCGGCGAGGGCGGCGACGCGAGCGAGACCCCCGAGGGCGTCGACCCCGAGTCGGTGACGCTTGACCGCGAGGTCAAGGCGTACATCGCCGCCAGCGGCGAGACCGACTATGCCAAGGCACTGAATGCGGTGCTCGCAGGCAGCGAACAGGCGGCGTTCTGACATGGCCTTCGAGCTCATCACAGACAACCAGTTTCCGGGCCTCGCGGCCTCCAACATCCAGGACCGCCATGTCTGCGGGCTGACGACCAGCGGGGAGCGCTCCGTCGTGCCGCTCGCCGCCGGGACCGTCGAGCCGCATGGCATCACCCAGGCCTCCGCGCTGATCGGTGACGCTGTCACGGTCTACGGTCAGGGCAACTACGCCAAGGCCGTCGCCAACGCCTCGCTGGGCTTCGGCCAGTACGTCGGCGTCAGCGGCGCGA